TATCTACAATAATAACACCTTCCAAGGCACGTATCAATAAAGATGAGCTCGTGAGAGCCACTAAATCTCTTAGAACTCAGTTCAAGAGTAATTTAGTTGAAGATTTGCGAAAAGATCAGCTTAAAGCTTTTTGGATCGCGTCTTCCTCACCCAACACTTTAAATGTACCTGTCTCAGACAAGAACATTTCTGCTTATTCTACTTCCATTTATGCCGTTATAGGCTCGTTAAGAGCATATTTCCAGACGAAAATGTTTAATAATGCATTTAAACTCGCGGTCCGTTCGGCTTACCTTTTAGGTAGACCTGGTGATCTTATGCACCCTATCATTAGAGCAATTCAACACTCTAAAGAAGCGTACACAAGAGTCCCTTCATCAGTTTTATACTCTATTCGTAGTAGTTTTGACTTCTACAATAATTATTTATCTGATGAGACGAACCTTAAATCTTCCTTCCTGGGTAAACTTTCGTTTAAAGTTGAACCAGCAGGGAAAATTCGAGTATTTGCTATGGTGGATTGTTTTACACAATGGCTTTTAGCACCTTTACATAAAGGAATCTTCAATTTTCTTAGAAAAATTCCTGAAGATGCGACTCATGATCAAGATTTGATCCTGAGTACATTTGTGGAACGTATCCGTGACAGTAAAATCTTAAAGGTTTATTCCTTTGATTTGACTGCTGCTACTGATCGAATTCCAGTATCTGCTCAAGCACTAATATTGGATACAATGTTAGATAAAGCATATGGGGCTGACTGGTCTTCATTTTTGGTGGATCGATGGTATCAACTATCGACCCCCTCATGGGACCCTTCAGCTATATCATGTGCTTCGCTAGGAATTGATCCTGAGAAAGAGAAGGATAACCCTTATCTTTCTTTGAAATTGAGCAAACCCGATAAAAGTGGTAAAAGAATTCCATACGTGGACGCTGTTAAATATGCAACAGGCCAACCTATGGGTGCTCTGTCATCCTGGGCGATGCTTGCCTTGACGCACCATGTGATGGTACGAATGGCCGCGCTCCGCGCAGGTTATAGAGAATTTTCCTTTTACTTAGTACTCGGTGATGACTTAGTTATAGCCGATGAAAAGGTTGCAGCTCATTATTTAGCGATTGCTAAAGAGTGGGATGTGGAGATTAATTTGTCCAAATCCATACTCTCTGACAATGGATCTCTTGAATTTGCTAAACGTTTCGTTTATAAATATCAAGATGTTTCCGACCTCTCTTTCAGAGAGATGGCCGTAGCTAAACATGACATAAGAGGACTTCTACAGTTGTTCAACCGGATTACTCGGTTTCGAAATACTCGTATTTCTGAACTGTTGTCTTTCCTCGGTCATGGGTATAAGGCTTTATCTCGGATTAATACGAAATATAATAAACTAAGTAAGTCGATGCCAAAAGCTTTGCTTTTGGTATCGTACCCTGGTATGTTATTTTCGAGATTATCCTCATATAAAGAATGGCTATTTTCTTCGTCTTTTAATAAAAGAAAAGAAAATAGATCCGTTTTAAAAGAACAATTAGATTATTTAAAGGATTTAGGTCGTAAAACGGCTGACTCTGTAAAACAGAGTTACCTACCTCGAAATCCATCTGAATTTAAATCATTCTTCTTTAGTATTTTAACTCCTCATAACCGATTTGATCCTAACTTTTCTCAAATATTTGAGTCCGAGTCCTTTCTTGAGACTTGGAAAGAAGTAGGTGAACCTCTTCAGGCATTATTAATGCCCATGTACGAAGAGATTCATACCACTTGGGATCAAACAGTTGTTACTGTTAAAGATACCTTCGAACTTGATACCATGGATGATCTGGAAACTCTCTGGGCCTCTCTAATTGAGTTGGATGATTTATCATCCCAATCCAAAGACGCCTCTGAGTTCCGTCCCATAGATGATATCATTACATTAGGGTCTTCACTATTGCTCAAACGAGCGAATGTAGTGCGTTCACATTTTTCGGCACTTGCCAAAGAACATAAGGCGAAAGCTGATAAACTTTCGTCTAGACACCCTAAAGTCGTCGCGAATGTTCCACCTGCTAAACCCTCGTTAAGAGAGTTATTAGCAGAGAAAATTCGTAAAATGAAATTAGAAGGACGATTGGCTTAACGGATTAAGCCGATTCAGGTATAACCTAACCGTGAGAGATCACAATTTTGATCTCAATACCCTCTACATTTTGTTGTAGTGAGTTATACACAGTAGGCCACACCGGATCCCCTTAGAAGAGATGAGATTTATTGGTCTCTACCTCCCTGGGCTAACGGTCCCTGTAAACTACTAGTCAATCGCAACCTTATACAATTTATAGTTGGATTGTAGTTTTCTTTGAATGCTCATTTTCTGGGCAAGGCGATTAGTCTTTACTAAGAATCCTTACAAAAGGCAAACTTAGACAAATTAATAATACGCTTCTTGCGCCGTCGCTATACCAAT